AATATTGCCACTGTTTCTTATGTTACTGCACAACTTGCAGCCCTTAGCGCAAACGCTATCACATTCGGAACTTCTAACGTTCAGATTCCTGAATCAAATGGTAATGTAAGAGTCAACGTTGGAGGAACATCCAACGTTGCTGTGTTTTCTACAGCAGGCGTTGCTATAACTGGAAACATCACAAGCGGCAGTGCAAATGCCACTGCCAACATTGGTAGTGCTACAACCTACTTTAACACAGTTCACGCCAAAGCAACCAGTGCACAGTATGCTGACGTTGCAGAATATTATGCCAGCGATGCCACCTACGAGCCTGGCACCGTGGTAGTTTTTGGGGGCAGCAACGAAATCACCATTTCAACACAAAACGGCGATGACAGAGTTGCTGGTGTTGTATCAACCAATCCTGCTTATATAATGAATGCTGGACTACAATGCGAACATGCTGTTGCTGTTGCATTGTCGGGTCGCGTTCCCACACGAGTAATTGGTCCCGTGACAAAAGGAAACATGATGATCAGTGCAGGCAACGGCTATGCACAAGCTTGTGCAACACCAGCAGTTGGCACAGTTATTGGTAAATCATTGGAAAATTTTTCCGGCACTACAGGTGTTATTGAAGTGGTTGTTGGAAGAATGTAAAATGATTACTCAAAGATTTAGGCAAAACTACACTGGCGAATTTATTATTACCAACACTGCCTGGTCGGGCGGTAAAAAAAGAACCCAACGCGAATGGATTGCCAACCCCATTGAAAATCATCATATTTCCGGTAGAGCTGCTTGCATTGGATCTTGTCACACAGACACGTTTGATTTCAAAATTCTTCCCAAGCACAAGGGCGGATTGCTGGGAACTAAAAAACTTCAAACCTATGGCACAGGAGAAATTGCAAAATCAACAAGATTAGATTTTGTTGTTGAACGCGATGAAAAAGTTATTAAAGAGCTGATCGATCAAGGTTATTATAAAAATAACATCATTTATACAAGCCCACGAGTGTGTCTAGCACACCCAGGAGTGTTTTATACCATACCATATAATCCTCCTGTGATCAAACAAGTGGCTCTTGTATACTTGGCAGCATTTGACGGACATCGAGAAATTTTTCTTTTGGGATATCATTCTGACGCAGAGCTTGGGCACAGCGATTGGGATTTACAAATGGAAAAAGTAATAGCAGCATACCCTGACACAAAGTTCTATCATGTTGCTCACGGCCCACAGACTCCAGACCGCTGGAAAAACTACAGCAATTTGGTTCAATTGACTCACAGAGAGTTTATAACTTACGCAGACATATAACTGCGTTCCATGGCCACAGCTTTGTCTTTTACAGCTTCAAAGTTCACAGTTGACCATAATCCGGGATGCATAGGCCGAGGCCAGTTGCCTGCTGATATCCATGCCCATCCCATGTGCTCGTCGTTGAGCACAGGAACAAATTCTGATTTTATACTGCAAAAGAATGTGTGATACACAAATTTACCATCAGCAGAGGTAAATTTTTCAATGGGCATCAATTTTATGTAGTCGGGCATGCTGCCCATCTCTTCCCGACACTCGCGTTCAATAGCATCAATTAGAGTCTCACCGGGTTCAATTTTTCCACCAGGCAACCCCCAGGTTCCAGGATGTCTGGGATCGTTTCTCAACAGGTAAAGATAACGTTGGGTGTCAAGACAATAAAACCATATTCCCACAGCATTTACAGAACTAGGCTCCATGTTCCTCCAGGATACAGTCCTTGGTAACTCTTGATCCACTGGCTCCCAGTCCACTCGTATTGTAATTCTGTTGTGATGTTTGTGACATACTGTTTATTTACAGAACTGTTGTTGCCTTCAAAAACAACTTGCCAACGCTGTCCATTGTATTCTATGATGTCATTGGCGCTTGCCACAAGATACTGTCCTTGAGTGCCTGCCCATGCCTCGGCATAACCATTGTCACTGCCGGTATCTTCGGTCAGCAGGTATCTTTGGCCTGCTGCTGCCGCAGGCAACCCTTCTCCGGGGCCACTCAACAAGGGATTTATAACTGCATTTACCGGATCTAGTGTGTTGGCAGGAACAGTATCTATGTCAACCAAAAACAACAAAAATCTATCATCAGTGGGATCATAGGACACTGTGCCAATAACGTCAGTTCCGTCCTCTTGTTGCAGTTTGATCAAACTTATTCCATCTCGTAGCACACCAAAATCTCCTATCACAGCATGCCATAACAAATTGCTTTCTGGGCTGTCGGCTGGTAACAAACTAGAGTTTGATTGGTCAATGACCTGCTGTGGCCGCAGTGCTTGAAGTTTGTTTCCAATCAGCAACACTTGGTAATCGAAAGGAGTGAAAATTTGTCTGGTTCCCATCAGCAAATCATTGTCCATAATAGCATTGGCAGCATCACCATTGGCATCAAACACCGATGCCACAATTCGTTCAACCACACCCAACTTCTTGACTTTGGCTGGGCTAGTAATCCAAATTGGTATTTTAAATGTTAGTGTAGCAATGTCAATGGGATCTTCTGTGCCCACAGGTATGGTTCTGCTGCTCCATCTCGAAGATTCTAATTCAACCACACTCAAGGAAGTCCAGTCAATAAAGTTGTCTGTGCTTTGAATTTCCAGTGCAGGATTAAACAACGGAATAATTTGTTCTAACAGCTGAAATTTTTGATTGGTGTTTGAGGTCCAAATGTCCAAATTGATTGTCAAACTGTAGGGCACAGGCATCAGTCGCTCAATGGTAAAAGCATTGCCTTGTGTGGTTTCATAGGTATCTGTGGCAGTATCATAGTAGCGTTGACGAACATTCATTTTGCTAACGTGATACGGCTCTTGCATCCTGGGTCGATCGTAATCCAAACTAGTGATATAAAAAGTCATTAGCGGTGTGCTGGGCAACGAATTCGGCGAGTTATTTTGCATCACAGTGGATACTTGACGGCTCGAATCACCGTAACGAACAGGCACACGAATCAGTGTGTGATTGGTGCCTTCTTCGTTGCGACCGTATTCAACGTTGAAGTTAGAAAATATTCTAGCAAACTGTAGTAGAAAACGACGAATTTGTTCATCATAAAACCACAAAGGACCGGCCATTAGATCGCCTCCTTGCATTTGATGCCGTGGGATCTAAAAAATCCATTAACGCCAATAATTTTTTTACAGCATAAACAAGTAACTCTTGACTGTTTTTTTCCTAGCATAGGCCCACCATCTTTTCTTTTCCATCCGCCAATTTGAGTTGTAGCGTGTCGTAATTTTTGAACTTGTCGCATTTTTTCAATGCTTTCCGGACTGTGTTTTTTGTTACCGCCAGTTTCTCTATTATTGTAGAGAATTATTTCTTGATCCCTTAGTCTATTTGCCCATAACGTTTCTAATCTATTCAACTCGTTTAAGTTTGTTGCAGTCTCGACTATTTTCCATTCAAACTGATCTATGCCATATTTTCTCATGCTATCATACAGATAACTTTTTTTGTTTTTGCGAGCCATATCGCAATGTGCATACCATCGCATTTTAGGATTTGTTTGGATAGTTTGTCCTACATACATTTTACCGTTGACAAGGTTAGTGATAGTGTAGATATACATGATTAACCTCCGTTATCAGCGTTGGGTTTGAGAATCTGTGATAGACTCTGACGGCTTGGGATCGTGCCTCGGTCATTGGTCTGAACAGTGTCTGTGTTGTTGACAAATCCAGCTCGCAGCGTCTTGGCATTTTCAGCAAAGTCCAGGCCAGTTCGGACTTTGTCCTCAATCTTGGCCCATGAAGCTCCATTGTAACGGAACAATCTATTGGGAAAATAATCTAAACGCAGGCAATAATCGCCCACAACTGGATTGGGCGGAAAACTCACACCTGGAGTAACTGGTAGTCCGTTGGGTGCCACGCCGTCGCCGGTTAGATAGCCCAATGTATAGCCATCACTGCGCGGAGTAGTGCCTTCTGCTCCTTCGGTGCCGTCTACAGTGACATTGGTGTTGTCTACAGTTACACCCGACGAAGCAGGCTGGCCGTCTTCGGTTGTGGGCAGTATATAAAACTTCACAGTGTCATAGCCTGACAGCGGCAATTCAATGTCAGCCTGTGTGAGTATGGCGTCATTGATTTCAAGATCTTTGGGACGAGTAGATGCTTGATCAGCAATGGTTGTGGGATCTTTGGGTCTCCAATACTCGGTGTTGCCAATGTCTGTTCCTGGCGGAACATTTTTTATTGCTTCGTAATAATTGTCGCCATCTAACACTATACTCCCTTGTGGATAGAAATTGCCATTGTCCCAGATATTATCGGGTTCAAAAGGTTTGTCCAAAATATCGTTGTATTCTTGTGCATTGACCATGGGCGTGGCTTTGACACGCCAAATGTGTGGCAACCACGTTTGACTGAAACCTTCGCTGCCGAAGTTGGCTTCTTGAATTACGTAGTAACGTGGCAAGGCCTTGTTGATACTGGTATTCAATGGGTGGTAGTCTGTTAAATTTGGTAATTCAAGGACGTCGCCGCTCATGAGTTTGCGTCCCACTGTGTCGATCATGTCGTTGTAGTGAAACGAAATAAACAAGGTGTCGTTGTTTAAGAACAAGCCAAATTGGCTCAAGTTAAAATCAATGTCCTGTTGACGATACACACCACGCATGATATAAATGTCTTGATCGTATTTGCGATCTCGGTTTTCCAGCAACAGTAAATCTTCAATAAACAGTGGATTTTGCTGATCGTAAACGGGCAGTGTAGCATCGGCATCGCCAGCGTCTCCTGTTTGTGGACCCATGTATTTGTGCAGATACATGTCAAGCCCACCCACAGTGAACATTTCACTGATGCTGCGATCAAAAAATTGATAATCGTTGGTTCGATTGGGACGCCATAAACTTAGCCTTGGCATAGTATTTTTTCCTTGTGCATTTTGCAGTTATCTCCGTGCCAACGTTCGTAATTAGATTTGCCGCCCACTAGTTTGTTGCAATGATTGCATATATATTTAGATTTAGGGACACGCATTTTGTTGCGTTCTTCCTCAGTCCAACGAGCTTTTGCTTGTTCGATAAGTTGATAATACCAACGGGTGTATTTGCTATCATTGAAGACCATGCAGTATTTAGCGGTAAGTTGACTCAGAGACCAAACTGTCATAAAATACAGTATGGACGAGCTGTATCAACGAGCAACAGATTGTGTTGAACAAATAAAAACCATAAAAAATCGCCAGGCGCGCCGAGACCTGTTGCGAATGCTTGGAGTAGTAGATTCCACGCTGAATCAATTGGACAGCGAAAGTGTGGAGTGTCGTAGACTAAAACGAAATACTACACGCTACGAAACGCTGAAAAAACAAGCAGAAGAATTAATTGTCAACCTGGAAAAACACCTAACTCTTGCTCGTTTACTGTATGTTTGACACAAAATGAGCACAGTGCTATAATTACAGTCAAAGGAGCACACATGAAGATCTCTGCACCCAAACCCTTGAACCCCCGCAGTCCTGACACCAAATATGTGGGCGAAGAGCCGCTGTGGCGCGAACAGCCCAGCGAACATCGGTTCACTGTGTTGAGTCGAGCGTTCAACTGGTATAATTACTTCTACGGCAAAAAAGAAGCCAAGGATTTTGTGGCCGGCTACCTTGATCGTCGTGAACGAGTTCGGGATGCCAAGCAGATCCGCAGTCTTGGTGACAGCCAAATCAGGCTCACAACTGGTTGGTTGTGTCGCATGACAGACATGGGCTTGCAGTTGAACGAGCACGAGCAAATCAAACTGGACAACATGATTGTTGAATTGCTGGCGATCAAAAACGAGCCCAAAGAACAAGTTGTTGCGGTTGATCTT